CACAAGCTATGGTTATGCAGGACACTTAGACGACCCTATTAACCCTACTAATGACATTAACTTTGGCGCACCTAAAGAACTGCAATTTAGTCCTAATAGATACCCTACAACAAATATATTTAATGCTTACCATAGTCCTTACCTTGCCGAGATTACAAGCAAGGATAGTAAGCTATTAACTTGCTTTGGTTTATTGGATATTGTAGACATTTTTAATTTAGATTTTAGTAAGTACATCTGGATAGACGGGGTACTGTTTAGGCTAAACAAGGTCGAAAACTTTAACCCAATGGAATACAATACTACTAAACTATCATTTCTTAAAGTAATAGAAACAGAATACTAATGGAAGAAAATAAAAAAATGACCCTCGAAATAAACGTTAATACTAAAGACGGGGAAAATAATATAAATAAACTTACTGACAAAACCCAAGAGGCTACCAAGTCGGCTAAACAAGGGCAAGGTGCGTTTTCAACTTTAGGTAATACTATCAAATCATTAGGGGTAGTTAGTGTTATTGCAGGTGCATTTAATTTCTTTAAAGAAACACTTAGTAAGAACCAAAAGGTAGCCGATAGCGTAGCTGCGGTGTTCAACACTATTTCTACTATTATTTCTACTCTTATAGACATCTTTATTGATGTAACCGATAAGGTAGGTAAAAGCACAAATGGTTTTGCTGCACTTGGAAAAGTATTATCTGGCATATTTACACTTGCCGTTACTCCTTTAAAGTTAGCATTTGACGGGCTTAAATTAGTTATTAATGAAATACAACTTGCTTGGGAGAAGTCGCCATTAGGAGACGGAGACCAAAAGGTTATTAAGGAACTTACCGAAAATATTAATAAAACTAAGGATAGTTTAAAAGATACAGGTAAAGATGCGGTTCAAGCAGGTAAGGATATATACAACAATTTTGGAGAAGCCGCAAAGTCAGTAGGTGCGGTTGTAAGCGGTGTAGTAGAAAAGGCATCTAAGATTAATGTTGCTGCGGTATACGAACAAGCAAAGGCGACTATTGCTTTACAAAATAGTGCAAAGATTGCTGCTGCACAATTAGCAGGTCTTGTAGAAAAGTATGATAGACAAGCCGAGCAGTTAAGACAAATTAGAGATGACGAATTTAGAAGCGTAGACGAAAGAATTGCAGCTAATAATCAATTAGCAGAGGTTTTAAACGAACAAGAGAAGGCACAAAAGAAACTTGCTCAAACAAGAGTAGCTGCGGCTGCTGCCGAACTTGCACAAAACAAATCAAGTGTAGAATTACAAGCCGCATTGATTGAAGCACAAAATGAAGTAGCTGCGGTAGAAGCACAGGTAGCAGGTTTAAGGTCGGAACAATTAGCTAATGCAGTAGCATTAAGTAAGGAAAAAATTGCTATTGATGCTTCACTTGCAGCAAGTGCAAACAAAATAGCACTTGACCAAAGAAAAATTAATGCTGATTTAATCAAAGACGAAGTATTAAAACAAACTACTAAAAAGCAAATAGCTGAAGAAGAAGCTGCATTAGAATTAAAAAGGTTACAAGATAATATTAACAATACTAAAGCAGGTACACAAGCCAGAGCAGATGCAGAAATTGCTTTTGCTGAAAAGAAAGCAGAAATAAATAATCAAATTACTACCTTAGATGCTGCTATATTACAAGCTAAATTAGATAAAGAAGCTAAGTTTAGAGCAGATAGTATTGCATTAGCACAAGCTGACTATGAATTAAATAAGGCTTTAGGCGAGGCTACATTCCAAGACCAATTTGACTTATACGATAAAAGAAGAGAATTGGAAAGGAAGGATATGGTAGCAAGAAAAGCAACGGCTGCCGAATTAGAAGCCTTTGATAAACAAACCGCAACGGGTAGAATTGCAATAGAAAGAGCGGTGCAAGACCAAAAGTTAGCAATACTTAACACGGGTATTAATACTGCCATTGAGATAGTAGGTAAAGAGTCGGCGGCAGGTAAGGCACTTAGTATTGCACAAGCAGTAATGAATACTTATACGGGTGCGACAAGAGCCTTAAAAGATGTACCATTTCCTTTTAACTTCGTGGCGGCAGGTAGCACAATCGCACAAGGTTTACTAAGCGTAAAGAAGATTATTAGTACACCATTGCCAGGAGTTCCTGGCGGAAGTAGTGGAAGTACCCCAAGCTTAAATGCTTCTGCTCCCGTTGCACCACCACAACCACAAGCCCAAACAACTACTTTAGATAGCCAATCTATTAACGCACTTGGTAACCAAGCCGTGAGAAGCTATGTTGTAGAAAGCGATGTTACAAACAATCAGCAACGTATTGCAGCTATCAAGCAAAGAGCAAGGTTCGGTTAAATGATAACAATTTAAAACACTTAATATTTACGAATATGGACTTACCTATTTATTTATTAGACATTAGCGAGGATATGAATGACGATGCCGAGGTTGATTATGTGGCACTCGTAGATAGACCTGCTATTCAAAAGAATTGGAATGCCTTTAAAAACCAACAACGCTTTGAAGTGGTTAGCGAAGATAAGCGTATTATTTCTGGACCTCTTATGTTGGCTGATGTACCTATCTTTCGCAGCGATGCTACTTATGGCGATTATTATGTGGTCTTTAGTAAAGATACTATTTTTAAGATTGCGCAAAAGTTTTTCAAAAGAGGTTACCAATCAAACGTAAACTTGATGCACTCGCCTGACCAACAAGTAGAAGGGGTTACTATGTTTGAAAGCTTTATTACAGACGAAAGCCGTGGCATCTTACCTATGAAAGGTTTTGAAGATGCACCTGATGGCTCGTGGTTTGGCTCGTTCAAAGTAGATAACGAAGGCGTTTGGAACGATGTTAAAGAGGGCAAATTCAAAGGCTTTAGTGTAGAAGGGTTGTTTACCTACAAGACAAAGCCAAGCAAAGAACAAGAACTTATGAATGCAATAAAGGAAATATTGCAACGAGTTAAATGATAAACAAAATCTTTTATTAATATTTAAACAAAAAGAATGATGAACGCAAAAGATGCAATTATGCAAATTAGGGCTTTATTCGAAGATATGCCAATGGTAGATGCTCCTGCACCTATTGAAGCACCAATCGAAGAAGTACCTGTTACATTCGCAGAATATAGCCTTTTAGATGGTACAAAGGTTATGATTAGCGAACTTGCTATCGGTGGTCAAGTTACATTAGCAGACGGAAGTCCTGCACCAATGGGCGAACACCAATTAGCAGACGGAACTAAAATTGAATTAGACGAAACTTCTAAAATCGTTTCTATTGAAACTCCAGAAGCAGAAGCGGAAATCGCTGACGAAACTCCTGCTGAAATGGGTAAGAAAATTGACGAGAAAATGGCAGATGAAATCGCTGCTTTAGTTTCTGAAAATGAAAATCTTAAAACACAAGTAGCACAATTAGAGGCAAAAGTTAAGAATGGCTTTAGTCAAGTAGCTGAGTTAATAGAAGCACTTACTAAGACACCTAACGCTGAACCTATTGCGCAGCCAAAAAACAACTTCGGTTCTAACGTAACTACACACTCAATGAAGTACGATAGGATTGAGAAATTTAGAAACGCTTTATTAAACAAATAAAAATAAAATAAAATGGGATTTGATGTATCTGCATTAGCAAACTATACAAAAGAAAACGAAGCTCTACTTGTAACTTCATCTGTATTGGGTGCAAAAACTGCTTCTCTTATTAAGAGCGCAGGTAACGTTATGGTTGGCGTAAAGTCAAGCGAAAAAATCAACATTATGGAAACTGACGCTATCTTCCAAGATGGTGCTTCTTGTGGCTTTAATGCTTCTGGTTCTACTACCTTTACTCAACGTACTGTAACTCCAGGTAAAATTAAAGTAAACGAAGCTCTTTGTCCTAAAGACCTTGAAGCTAAGTATTTACAAAAAGCTTTACCTACTGGTTCTATGTATGATAGCGTACCTTTCGAGCAAGAGTATTCTGAAAAGAAAGCTAAGACAATCGCTGCTCAATTAGAAACTGGTTTATGGCAAGGCGACACTACAAGTGTAAACGTAAACTTAAACAAGTTCGATGGTCTTGTTAAGTTAATCGGTGCTGCTTCAGGTGTTGTTGCTGCAAACGCTTCTACTTTTATTTCAGGTGCTCCTTTAAGCTCTATCACTGATGCTAACGTAATCTCTATCTTTGATGGTGTTTACAAAGCAATCCCTGCTAAAGTTGTAGCTGCTGATGATATGACTATCTTCTGTGGTCAAGATTTATTCCGTACTTACACTGTTGCTCTTAAAAATAGCAATGCTTTCTCTTATGCAGTAGATGTAAAGGCTGATAGCGAATTTGTATTACCAGGTACTACAATTAAAGTAATTGCAGTTGCAGGTCTTAACGGAACTAACAAAGTTTACGCTATGCGTTTAAGCAATATGTTCTTAGGTACTGACTTATTGAACGAAGAAGAGAAGTTTGAAATTTTCTATGCTAAAGAAGCTGACCAAGTACGTTTCGTATCTGAGTTTAAGATGGGTGTAAACATTGCCTTCCCTGACGAAGTAGTGAAGTTTATCC